CTCGTTGATTAGTTTTAAGATGTGAACTGCTAATTCAAGACTCCGGACGCAATGCGCCTTTACCGGAAAAAGGGGGGATGCACCTAACCCAGAAAATGTTTGACACGCGGGAAAATATGTAGTATGCGTGCGTTAAATGGAGGCAAAAAATGACCGCACCTTACAAAAAGAAGTCAAAAAAACCTTCCAGTAAATCAATAAAAACAGAGTTAGAACCACTGACAAGCAAAGAAGATAGATTATGCCGTGAATTAATATGTGATTTTGCAGAGAACCAAACACGGGCATATATGCATGCCTATGGCACGGAAAAATATGATTCAGCCCGGACAGAGGCATCTAAGGTCTTTGCAAAGCCTAACATAAAGAAAAGAATCGCAGAGTTACGAGAGGAACGCAATAAGAGATTGGAAATATCGGGTGATAGAGTTTTATCAGAAATAGCAAAATTGTCCTTTTATGACCCCCGTGCTTTCTTTGATTCAGACGGACGATTAAAGCCAATTGATGAAATAGATCCTGATCATGCCGCAATTATCGGCGGAATAGAAACACTTCACAAGGTTATCGGAGATGATAAGGATGGCATGGCCGTTATTACAAAGATCAAATTGGCCGACAAAGGCGCAAACCTGGAAAGGCTTGGAAAATATTTCAAACTTTTCACGGATAAGTCTGAAGTCGATATAAAACAACCGTTGATCGTTAACATAAAAAAATTTGGTGATAAATAATGGAGTTAAGGTCCCAGCGTCAGTGTAAACAATTAACTGTCACAATCCTAGGGAAACCAAATGGAAATTAACCTCCCTTACAATGATTGGACTCCTCGTCCTGATCAAATGCCATTATGGTTATATCTCGAATCAGGTGGAAAAAGGGCAGTTGAATGTGCGCACAGGCGCTGGGGCTGACTAAGCAAAGATGAAATAGCCCTGCATTATACCGCGTGCGCCTCACAAGAGAAAATCGGTAACTATTGGCACCTCCTCCCACAGTTTAACCAATGCCGTAAGGCCATTTGGGATGCAATTAATCCCCGCACTGGTAAGCGCCGGATTGACGAGGCTTTCCCTGACGCTCTTCGTGCATCAATACGCAACACAGACATGTATATCCAATTCAAAAGCGGATCATCCTGGCAGGTAGTCGGTTCCGATAATTTTAATGCGTTGGTGGGAACTCCTCCGATAGGTGTCGTTTTATCGGAATATGCACTGTCAAACCCGCAAAGTTGGGCGTATTTGTCACCGATTTTAGAGGAAAACGGCGGTTGGGCAGCATTCATAAGCACGTCCAGGGGGGACAACCATTTCAGGCGGCTCGTTGATTATGCTCAGGCAACCCACGAATGGTTCTGTCAAATCCTTCCGGCGACACAAACACCAGTATTCACCCCTGAACGTCTGGAAGCGATCAAGCGCGATTTAATAGGCACGTTTGGTGAGGAAATGGGTGAGGCGCTATATAACCAAGAATATTTGTGCTCATTTCAGGGGGCAGTCATGGGTGCTTATTTTGCCAAACAAATGGAACTGGCCACGAAAGAGGGGCGTATTTGCAGCGTACCCCACCAACCGGGGATTGAAGTCAACACATATTGGGATTTGGGAGTTGATGATTCAATGACGCTCTGGTTCATCCAACATATCGGCAATAAGCACCATGTTATTGATTATTATGAGAACACCGGATACGGCCTGGAGCACTACGCCAAGATAATGCAAGAAAAACCATATGAATACGGAAATCATTTCATGCCGCATGATGCCAACGCCCGGGAAATGACTAATTCAGAGATTGCTCAGAGTCGCAAGGAAGTGGCCGATGGATTAGGAATTAAACCAATTATCGTCACAAAAAGGGCAAAAAACATTGATGTGATTATAAATTACCAAATTCCTGCCGTCCGCAACGTCCTGCAATCGTGCCTGTTCGACGCAACGAAGTGCGCCCAAGGTATCAGTGCCCTTGAAAACTATAAGGCTGAATACGACGAAGAGAAAAAGATATTAAGCAATAAGCCGTTGCATAACTGGTCTTCACATGGGGCGTCTGCGTTTATCGTGTTTGCCGTGGGTTACAGCGGGTTCATTTATAAGGATGATCTCGATGACTAAATGTTTGATAAAAAAAATATTACCTCCTCCAGAACATTGGATGCTCTATCGGCAGCGCCGGGAAGAGGCGGAGATTACAAAACAGCCGCTTGTCGAAAAGGTCCATCACTACCAACACGTTGAAACCGGGCAATTATATTACGATCTGTTTGGTTGTGTCGGGTGGCCGACGGAAGACACTGTATCATCAAGGGGGCAACCTGGCTACGTGGCGGTTGTGTCAATCGTAAAGTCAGAAAGGCCGGCAAAAGAGGCGTGGTTTAAGTTGATGGGCGAGGGAGAGAGCGAGCATATTCCTGTGCTGTTGGGGGAAATATTGAGACTGCGGAAGCAATTTGGATTTGGATTGCACCCAGGACTGTTACAAGCGTTCATTGGGAATGAGGGGAAACACATTACGGAAACCGCATTGCTCAACGAGAAGTTGATTTCTGTCCACGGGGATCGTGGGGCGATATTGATTTCTCCACCGACTGATTTTGGGCAGGACGCCTTCGATATTTATAAACGGTCAATGGACTGGGCCATTAAGTGCACACCATCAAGATTTGCGCCAGGGAGTAACAGTATTTTGAGGATTAAACACCAAGAATATCACCGTGATAATCCGGCGATATTCGCGATTGGCGGTCTGATTCATTGGCTTTTAACGGGAACACCTTGGATGGATGCAAGTCGCCCAAATGTGTTCACAATCGAGGAGGGGTAAATGTTTGAGATTTTATTAGCGGTATGTATTGGGGTGGCGTTAGCCATTATATGTTTCATTATTGGTGGATGGATGGTATTCAAAAGCAAATCAGCACCCGGCGAGGGATTCATCAGAACACCAAAAGGTCAGGTGTTTTCGATTCCAGAGGCGGAGGAGGCCGAGGATTTCCCCGACGAAGACAAAAAGGTTGTCGCTGCACGAGCTGAAAAGTTCCTGGCTAATTTATTAGGAGGAGAGAAATGAGTTATTTATACGACAAACAGATTACACCGGAAGAAATGGAAAAACTATCCAAATATTGCGCCGAACTTTTAAAGAGGATGGTTATGATTAACTTAGAGACAAAACTTAAGGAAGAATTAATAAAAAAATTGTCTTTAAATGTTGAAGGCGTAGATTCGCTTAGACTTCATTACAGCGTTGATGTTGGTATTGGTGTAATTAGTGCGGAACTAGGCAGAATAAGATTGGAAGAAGCAAAAAAAAATAAGGGAAAAAAGAAATGAATGGATTAAAGGTAAAATGCCCGTTATGTAAAACGATAAGTTTTGAAACAACAAGCAGGTATGACCCAAACGTAACAGCAAATGGGGGAATGGTCAAGAAGCTCGTCCCATGGGAGATTGACTGGTTGTGCGCGTCAACTACCCTGGCCAGCGAAATGACATGCCCTCGATGCGGTGTAGGGCAGCTGGCCCCATCTGGCCGGCTGACCGTTGTTGAAGAACAAAAGACCCCCGTGGAAACCGAGGCGGCTGCGTCGGATGGGAATATAATACCACCCGCCGGCAAGCCTGTCTTTATCTGCGACGTTTGCGGTAAGGAAGTCAGTTCCGCTCTGGCATTAAGTGGACATAAGCGATCACACACAAAAAAGGAGGGTAACAATGGGTGAAGCCATACGAAGGAATTTACTGGGATTGAAGCCGAGGGGCCAGCAGCAAGTGACGATGAATGTGCCGCTGGATCAACTGGAAGACCGCGTTTGTCCATGCGGTGAAAGGATATTTGTCGCGGCGCTCACGTTAAAAGAGATTCCGGCGATGTGCAGTCCATCCGGGAAGCCTGAAACAGCGATGTCCCAAGTCGGTTTCGCCTGCGTCACGTGCGGTTTGGTGATTCCACTGCGCCCAGAAGAACCAAAAGAAGAAAAGCCAAAGATTGAAGTGATAGGGGGATAAATGAGCACGCCAGACAAAACAGCATGGACTACTGAAAGCGAGATACAATATGTCCGCACGATTGGCGAGAGCATTAAGGATAATTTTTTTTCGCGCCTGTCATTCGCAGCAAAGCGGGGTTTCAAGAAGATGATGCTGAAAAAATACATTGACGCCGCTGAATTTCGGAAAGACTGGGGTCTGATCGACAAAGGAACCGTTGTCCGATTCGCTACGGCGGAATTGAGGGCACTGGAACGATGAGCGAAGACATTAAGCAGATCATCCGGGCCCTAATAAGGGGAATGAAATTCACCATTAGCCTACTGGAAAAGGTTTTGGCTGGAGAAAAAATTTAATATTCAACCTTTGCCTCTCTAATATGAAACGCAAAAGGGAGTAACGAGAACGCATAAAGCCTCCTCGCATAAAAGGGGCTTTTATGATAAATCCAGAGTGGTCACTTAACCGCATACCTCCACGTGGACACACGGATGTCGCTGAATATGCCGCAATGTTATTCGATATTGCCCGGATCGAAAAAGAGCGATTGGGTGTACATAGATCGTTTTTGGCGGATTATGCCATGTATAAGGGCTCGCCGAACCGAAAACTAACAGGAAGAA